TGATGCATCTACCGATGGTATAGAGTGGAATACTTTAACTGTTATTGCAGGTAGGTCTGGTGCTGGTAAGACTTTAGTAAAAGACAATATTGTAAATAACGCATTTGTACTGAATAAAGGTGAGGAATTTAGGATATTAGAATTTCAGTTCGAGATGCTTTCCAGAGTAACAGCATTACGTGAATTCTCCAGTGTGGTTAACAGATCATACAAAGATTTGTGTAGTGCTAATGGTCAGCTAGATGATGAGACACTCTTAAAATGCTATGACTATGCAAAGATTAGAGTAAAGTATCCTATTGACGTAGTAGAAAATCCCATGACTGTTAAAGAGATTGAAGAAGTAATCATTGATTACATGGAAAGTCACATTAATACAGAGGGAGAAGTTCCAAGATATGTCAATACGATTATTACTCTTGACCATTCATACCTGCTTAAGGTAAACAATGGACAGAACAAGCAGGATATGCTTTATGAATTTGCTGAGACTCTTACGAAACTTAAGAGAAGATATCCTATTGCGTTTATCATTCTAAGTCAGCTTAATAGAAACATTGATAATCCAGAGAGAAATGAAGATGGTAGGGCTGGTAACTATATCTTATCTTCAGATCTTATGGGTGCCGATGCTTTGCTTCAACATGCTGACATCGTTGTTGGTCTTAACAGACCAGGGTATTTCAAAATTCGGCACTACGGTCCTGAAAGATACATTATTGATGATGAAAGAGTTATGGTAATGCACTTCCTGAAATGTAGGAATGGTGATACTAGAATGAGTTTCTTCAGAGGTAATTTTGAAAGCATGAGTGTAGTAGAAATACCGACACCGCCGAAACAAGAAAAACGTTTAAATACAAAATAATGATTAAGACTCAAGAAAAGAAAAATCTAGTTGATAAGAAAGCTAGAATGCAAAATCTTGTAGAGTATCACCAGAATACTTTTAAATTACTTGGTGTAGAAGATCCCCTGTTTGTACCTACAATGGCGTACAAACCTTATACGAAGACAGAGTTACATGTTAGTTTGTTTCCAAGTCAGTTAAGAAAGGAACAGGACATCTACACAGAGTTTGTAAATAAAGAGTTCGAACCTGAGACAGAGGAAAGAACTCTATATAAATGGAAATACAATAAATACTGGGAAGAGGAGTATGATTCTGTTGAATTAGAAAACAGCAGTGATCGTAGATACTTGGTTCCTGTAAGTGAATTAGAAGCAGTTATAATTCCTAAATCAAAGCAACCAGTTGATTCTGAGATAATTACGTTTGATACCTTTGATGAAATCATGGATCCAGACGAAGATTGTCCATTAGATAGAATAACTTTGCGAGATTTAGCTGCAATTATGCTGAATAAACCAGTAAGCAGAAAGAAGTGGCTAAACCAAATAATTAAATCATAATGGAAATCGTACTGCCAACCAAGAAACAGAAGCCAGATACTGCAGGTCCGGAGAATCTTGTAATCTTTAGTAAACCTAAGGTAGGTAAGACTACTTTGTTTGCTGATCTACCTGATTGTTTGATTCTAGATTTAGAATCTGGTTCCAAGTATGTTGAGGCTTTAAAGATTGGTGCTGCCAATGTAGATGAGATTAAGGCAATCGGTAAAGCAATTAAAGATGCAAGTTATCCCTATAAGTACGTAGCTGTAGATACAATTACTGCTTTAGAAGAAATTTGTATTCCATTTGCTGAGGAGCTTTATTCTCAATCTCCAATGGGAAAGACCTGGTTTACAGACGGTAAGACTAAGTATGGTAGCATACTTAACATGCCTAATGGTGCCGGTTACCCTTGGTTACGTGAAGCATTCTCCACTATTATTGCTTATATTAAGAAGTGGGCACCAAGAGTTATTCTTGCTGGTCACGTAAAAGATGTACTGCTAGAAAAGAATGGGGCTGAATTTACATCAATGGATTTAGACCTAACAGGTAAACTTAAAAGGATTATCATGCAGCACTCTGATGCAATAGGATATTTGTACAGGAAAGGAGATACAAACATTCTTAGTTTCAAAACTAAAGATGATGTATCTTGTGGTGCAAGACCTATCCATTTAAAGAATAAAGAATTTGAAATTTCAAAAATTAACGAGGACGGTAGCGTAACAGTTGACTGGTCTCAAATCTTCATCGACTAAATTTAAAACCATGATTAGTACAAAGAACATTAAAGAAAACGGTTCATCATCATCAGTAGCAAAGACATTGTCCCCGGGAAATGCCTCTGTAAAAATTTATAACATCCGACTTGAGGCAACACCTTATAATAAGGAAGCTTACAATATCATTCTAGATGTTGAAGGTCCTGCATTAGGTGATGACTTTGAAGGATTTTATGTTGACAAAGACAATCCAGATTTGGGTCGTCATCAAGGTCAGGTAGGTCGTGTTAAGCTTACAGAATATCCATTTGCTGATGCAACAACTCCGAAAGGAAATGTAATTGTTCGTGATGAAGAGATTCTTAAAGCAATCAAGAACCTGTGTAAAGAGACTAAGTCACTAGCCTGGTTAGAATCACAAGATGAGAAGCATGATACTGTTGACTCATTGGTTAATCAGTTTAATTATGATAAACCATTTGCCAATAAGTTCCTACGTGTATGTATTGCAGGTAAAGAATACCAGAATAAAGCTGGTTATACTAACCACGATTTGTATTTTCCTAAATGGTCTAAGGATGGCATTGCATACGAAAGTGCTGAGATTGACGAAGTAAAAAGTAAAGTAGTTAAGTTCAATACTGAAGTTCATATTAAGAAAAACAAGACCGTAGAGGTTAAAACATTTGGAGAGTCTACAACAAAGAAGTCTCTAGCTGATGATTTCGAGTTGTAATAGTTAACTTATAAGATAACAAAGGGGGCAGAATTAACTGTCCCCTTTAATTTTTTATAGCATGCTTAGTACAAGATCAATAGTAGTATCAATAGATGAAGTTCCATCTACTTGGATATATGAATATTATTGTAAGCTAACGGAAAAGCTTACAGGTCAGAGTGTTAAGATGAAATCTTTGTTTAATCATAAAGATACTAACCCTAGTTTCTTTATCTATTACAGAGACGGTAAGTATAAATGGAAAGATTTTTCTACAGGCTTTGGTGGTAGCGATGTAAATCTGGTTTCTGAAATGTATAGTTTAGAATATCCTGAAACTGTTCAGCTGATAATGAAAGACTATTCAGTATTCCTAGAGAAAAACAAAAATGGATATACACTTAGTCCAATAGTTGAGGAAAATAAGTATGAGCTATCAACCGTAGTAACAAGACATTGGAATAATCTAGACGCAAGTTACTGGCTACAGTATAACATAGGCTCTGAAACATTAGAAAGATTTAATGTAAAGCCTATTGAATATTATGCTTTTACTTGCACTGACAAACCAGGTTTTGATGTGCGTAGTAATTATATGTATGGTTATTATAATTCAAATAACCAGATATGTAAAATCTATAGACCTAAAAGCCAAGACTATAAATTCATAAAGGTCAGGGATTATTTGCAAGGTACAGATCAGCTAAAGTTTAATAAGCCATATCTAGTAATATGCAGCTCTTTAAAGGATGCTATGTGCATAGATTCTATGGGCTATCCTATAGAAGTAGTTGCACCGGATAGTGAGAATAGTATAATCCGTAAAGAGATAATTGATTTATATAAAATAAAATATAAAGCTATTTGTACTTTACTTGATAATGACAAGGTTGGTATAGAGGCAATGGCAAAATACAATGCACTGTATCAGATTCCAGGTATACATCTGAAATTAGAGAAGGATTTATCTGACTCAGTTAAAGTTCATGGTATTGAAACTGTAGATAGAATTCTTAGGCCAATCCTTAAAAACATTTTACTGAGATGAGTTGGTTATATAACGGTGCTGTCTTTACTGAAGACATGATACCTGAAAATGCTTTTGGTTTTATCTATATCATGGGAGCCATAATTGACGGTAAATCAGTAAGTTACGTTGGTAAGAAAAACTTTTATGCAGAAGTAAAAACAAGACTTAGTAAGAAGGCAATGCCTACAGACAAACGTAAAAAGACGTACAAACGTGTACGGAAATGTACGTATCAAAATTATTTTAGTAGCAATGAAGCACTAAAACAAGCTCATAAAGATGGTGTACATATTAAAAGAGAAATCATAAAGATATGTTACACTAAGTCTGAGCTGTCATACCAAGAAGTAAAGTACCAATTTATGTTTGGAGTACTTGAATCTGAATCTTGGTTAAATGGAAATATTCTCGGTAAATTTTACAAACAAAACAAATGACTGAAGCAGAAATCATGGCAGCTATGCTGTCTAT